AAGTAAAATACAAGGAGATAGCAAATGACAGATTTAGAATATATCATTCAGGACATTAAGCCACAGTTTGAACGATTCAAACAAGATGGCGTATTAAGACTATCCCCAAGCGATAGCGTAAGAGTAAGGGATATTTATGTGCAACATTACGGCAAACCTATGGGAACGTGCAGTAATTGTTTTACGGAGCAGTTATACTCGTTAATAGTTAGATGCGAGGCATTACAAAAGGAAGTGAACACAATTGCAACGGACGAACAACCTAAAAGAAGAAGAAGAAGATGAAAGCGTGGAGAGATGTAACAAAGCAACTACCTATAACAGATGCGCAAGTATTAGCGTATAGCGTTAGTGAGGGTTATTTGATTTTAACGTATGATGAAGATGGATGGGTTGATCATCAGTTTAGATTCATAACCGATGTTATGTATTGGATGCCGATTCCAGTAACACCCAACGAATGAAAAAGTACGTTAAAACATATCTTGACTACTTCGGATACGATACAAGCGACACTATTTTGTGTGAGTTATGCGGTGCAGTTGCCGTGGACATTAACCACATAGACGCAAAAGGCATGGGTGGAAGTAAATTAAAAGATAACATTGAAAACTTAATTGCAGTATGCCGACCTTGCCATATAAAGTATGGGGATAAAAAGCAATACAAGGATTTAATGAAAACAGTACACAAAGTAAAAATGAATGAAAGATGAGTAACGATAAACCATCATTAATGAAGTGCAGTTTTATGTTTGAGCAAGAATCTAACTGCAAAGAATCAACGGGAGACTATGAACATTTAACAATTGAGTGTGAATCAAGTTTAGGGATTGACTTTGACAAAGGTTGTTATTATGTTTTAAAATCTGATACTGGATGGAGCATAAACAATGTAAACGACTTGCAAATATTATTTGATCGAATTAATAAAGCGATAAATGAAAACACCGATACAACAACTAATGACAGAACTAAATGAGTTACACCCTAACTTATTAAACGTTCATACACACGGAGGGCGTGAATTCGTAAATACCGTTCATAAGTATTTAGCAGTTGAAAGAGAACACTTAATAAACGCAGTAGATAAAACAATTGCAGGGATAAAATTAGATGAAGACAAAAGCGGATTTATCGCACAGGATGGACAAGGATATTATAAAGAAACCTATGAAAGCGACACTACAACAAATCAAGGATAAAATTTACGAAGAGATTGTCAATTTAGCAAACAACAAAAACGCTACGTTTAGAGGTGGCGAATATAGAATTGGATTAAGAAAGGCAATAGATATAATTGAGCAATTTATAGAAGATGAAAGCAAATGAATTAAGAATTGGGAATTTATTGAGAGATAAAGTAACCAAAACAGAATTAAAGGTAATTGAACTTACAGAGGTAAATATTATTACCTATGTAATTGATAGGTCAAAATTCCCATTACAAGATGGGTGGGGTATTGAACCCATCCCACTCACAGAAGAATGGTTGTTAAAGTTTGGGTTTGAGAAATTAAGCAACGGATGGTTACGATTGCATATATGCAATGATTGGAGTTATTTGTATTGGGATAGACTGGCAGGGTTAGAATTATCAGTCAATAAACAAGGTATTCATTTTTCTCATATTAAACACGTCCACCAACTTCAAAACCTTTACTTTGCTTTAACTGGAGAAGAATTGATTTATGAAAGCAACGATTGAATTTAACTTGCCCGAGGATGATAACCAATATAAATGGGCAAATAACGGATACAATTACTTTGCAGTCCTTTACAACTTTAAGGCATACCTACGCAACAAGTTGAAGCACGAGAATTTAACACCCGAACAAGAATCGGTAGTTGAAGCGATACAGAGTGATTTTTTAGAGATGTTGTACGATGAGGAAGTAATATTGTAATCTGTGATAAATCTGTAATAATATGGCAAACAATCCTAACGTATTAGAAAACTTAAAACCATTCAAAAAAGGTGAAGATGAAAGACGGCATTTAGAGGGCAGACCTAAAAAGTTTACAACGCTACTAAAAGAACACGGCTATTCACTATCGGAAGTAAACGATAGTATTCAAGCGATAATGTCAATGAATGAAGTAGAGATAAAAGAGGTGTTGAAGAATACCGATGCGACAATGCTTGAGAAAACCGTTGCAAAGGCAATCATTAAGAGTTACGAAAAAGGTTCACTCTACTCAATGGATACTTTAATGAATCGTGTTTACGGCAAACCGAAAGAAGAAGTAAACGCAACTATTGAGGCGAAAGTGGTCAATGTAACTTTGAATTTAGACTAAAATTAATTAAATTTGATATATGGAAGAAACTATTTATCTTGGAAACGGGTGGCAGGATGCTACTGGAATGAACGTAAGTATTAATGTAGAGAAATTTAACCAAGCCTTAAACGCAGGGAAGTTGGAAGTAAACAAATACGGAGATGTGAAGATTCGTGTAGGTAAACTGAAAACACAGAATGAAAGAAGCAAGGCGACGCATTATGTTGCAGTACCGAAAGAAAAGCGTGAGGAATTTCCGAAAGCAGATACCCTTGACGATTTACCTTTTTGATGAAAGTACTTGTACTACTTGACGGAAATAACGGGGTTGCATTCCACAGATTGTACACCCCGTTTGCCCGTTTGCAGATGGAGAATAAGTTGGAAGTTGATGTTTGCCTTGATCCTAACGACTACGGTAATTTAGATTACACGCTATATGATGCGGTTATCTGTAATCGTTGGATGGGTAAATTACAATACAATCTTTTCCAGATTCTTGAAAAACACAATATTCCGTTAATTCTTGACGTGGATGATTACTGGGTACTGCCGAAACACAACCCTGCGTATAAGTTTTACCGAGCATATTTGAAAAACGCTTGTAAGGACGCAATAGCATTTGCAAGTGCGGTAATGGTAACTACGCCACAACTTGCCAAGAAAGTATCGGAAATCAATCCGAATGTTTATTTAGTGCCGAATGCTCTTGACCTGAACCAGCAACAATGGAACGAAACCACAGAACATCCTTTGACAATCGGATGGGTTGGGGGAATTAGCCACGTAGAAGACATTAAACTACTACGAGGACAAATAGAGCCTATAACAAAGAAACACAATGCCAGATTTCTAATGTGCGGATACCACGAGGGAAACAAAATGTGGATGGATATGGAACAAGCGATCACGGGTAAACGAAGACACCAACGCCCAGAATGGTTTGAAACAAGAACAGGAACGAGTGCCGACAAATACGGTGCTTTCTATTCTGAAATTGATGTAGTGTTAGCACCTTTAACGGGAGAACATTTTAACCGATACAAATCCGAGTTGAAAATAATTGAAGCGAGTGCGTATAGTTTACCGATTGTATGTTCAGCCGTTGAACCATACACGAATCACTTGAACAATTTCGGGGCGTTATTTGCAAAGGATAACGATTGGAGTTGCATCGAACAAGCGATTGCCGAAAGAGATGAACGAGGGCAAAAGAACGGGGAATATTGCAATAAACACCACAACCTACAAACAATAAACCAAACACGATTAGAAGTTATTAAAAGCGTAATTAAATTCTGATATGACACCGAAAGAAAAAGCAGAACAATTAATTTACAAATACAATTACGTTGTGTTAGATACAAATCTTGGGGGTTCTAACCAACGAGTAAAAAAATGCGCATTGATTGTAGTTGATGAGATAATAAAATATATAGATTGGCACGAATTTGAAACGCCAAACGAGCAGATAGTATATTGGCTACAAGTAAAAAAGGAAATCGAAAAACTATGACCGAAAAAGAAGCGATATTATTACTAATTACTTACAACGATTGGAGGCGTGGCGATGAGATACCGATGCCCGAGCCAAAGCAATTAGGCATTGCTATTGATACGGTTATAAAATTATGGAAAGAACGTAATGCCAACATCAGGAAAACGATAAGTCATGTTGTAGGGATCAATGAAAAAGTTAAACCGATAATGGTTGCAAAGTTGCGATTGAATACTAAAATAGATGAAGAGGTATTGAATTTATTAAGACAAGACTACCACGTTATAATCGAGTTTGAAGATATTGAAAGTAGCAGATACGAAATATTAGAGTGCAGTTATGCAGATTAACTACAAGCGTCCATATTTAACGAGTTACCAAAAAGCCATTTTGGATAGTCCTGCACGTTACACGATAACAAGTGCATCTACCAAGACGGGTAAAACGGCATCTCACATTATATGGTTGTTTGAGGAAGCATTGAAGTTAAAGGAGAACCAAGCCGTTTGGTGGGTTGCCCCTGTTTACCAACAAGCGGAGATAGCGTTCAGGCGTATGAAAGCGCAAGTGACTGCAAAAGATTTCTTTCATTCAAATGAATCCAAGTTAGTATTAACTACGCCAATGGGTTCACGCATTGAGTTTAAGTCTGCGGAAAAACCCGATAACCTTTATGGAGATGATGTTTATAGCGCAGTATTTGACGAGGCGAGTAGAGCAAGGGAAGATGCGTGGTTTGCTTTGCGTTCAACACTAACGGCAACACAAGGTAAATGTAAGTTAATCGGTAACGTTAAAGGTAAAAAGAATTGGTTTTACAAGTTAGGGGAAAAGGCGAAAGCAGGAGAGCCGAATTTAGAGTATTTCAAAATCACGGCATACGATGCAGTTAAAGAGGGGATTTTGGAATTAGAGGAAGTAGAACAAGCCAAACGAGATTTGCCCGACTACGTGTTTAAAGAGTTGTATCTTGCAGAACCTGCGGAGGACAATTCAAACCCTTTCGGGTACGATAATATAGATAAGTGCATAAACAACACCTTATCGGGTACGCCCGTGGCGTTTGGTATTGACTTGGCTAAATATTCAGATTGGACGGTTATAATAGGATTAAACGAATTCGGACACGTTTGCCACTTTGAACGTTTTCAAATGGATTGGGCGCAAACTATGCAAAGGATTAGCAGGGTAATCGGAAATACACCTACCTATTTGGATAGTACTGGCGTAGGAGATCCTATTGTCGAACAGTTACAACGAACACACCCACGAGTACAAGGGTTTAAATTCACATCACAAAGCAAACAACAACTTATTGAAGGGTTAGTAATGGCAGTACAAAACAATGAGATTAATTTTCCTGATGGGGTAATAGCGGATGAAATGAAGAACTTTGAGTTTGAATATACACGGACGGGAGTAAAGTACACCGCACCACAAGGATTGCACGATGACGCAGTTTGTTCGTTAGCGTTAGCGTGGGATTGTAAACAACACAACAGAAAAGGGATTTTTTATTTTGGATAATATGAATTGGAATAACATAACCATCGAAAAACTACAAGAGATAAGCGAATTAGATGATTCGTTTAACGATATTGAGAAAACTGCTCACGTGGTTTCAATAATCAAAGGCATACCATATAGCGAAGTAGAGCAATGGACACTTGACGAACTGCGTAAAGTAGATATCAGTTTTCTAAAAGAGATACCTAAAACAAAGTTAAAGTTCAGATTTAAGCACAACGGCAAAAGATACAAGTTAGTCCGCACGGCAAAGGAGATGAAAGCGCATCACTTTATTGAATTGCAGGAGTTAAGGGAAAAGGAAACTATAGAGGTGCTACCTGAAATTATTGCGTGTTTATCGTACCGGGTTAATATTTTCGGGCGCAGAATAAACGATGACTATGAAGACAAAGTAAAGGAGTTCAAAAAACTTCCAGTAATTGCCTTTTACAACTATGCGCTTTTTTTTTCGGCACTTTATCCGAAATTATTGGATGCTACCCGAATTTATTTGATGGAGAAGATGACGGAGGCAAAGGCGACGCTTTCGGATGGTTAGCATTGATTGATAAACTTGCAGGAGGGCGTCGTGCTGAATGGGATATCATTCTTAATATGCCTTTAAAGGAATTTTTGAATACTTTATCATACCATGTGACAATCAAACGGGAACAACAGAAGCGACTTGAAAAAAGTGCAACATCATTTGAAAGTTATGTAATGGCGGTATTAAATGAAATGTTGTAAAAAACTTTGTATATTAAAATAATAGTTGTATATTTGTATCAGTCAGGTGGCGGAATTGGTAGACGCTAAGCGTAGTAAGGGTGTCGAAACGACGTAAAAATTTTCACCCATGCAGGTTCGAGTCCTGTCCTGACTACAACTTTCACAGAGGGACATTCGTGTCCCTTTGTCCATTTTAGGACACTTTCCCTTAAACGCTATTTTAGTGTATGGGGATATTGACAGTAGTTGAGCAGGTTGCAACAACTTACAAACCAAGCCAAAACGATAACATATTTGTAGTTACTGCACCGACGGGAGTAACATCACAGAACAACGTTAAAATACTTGCAGATGTAAAAGACGGAAGCGGAAATTTACTCGCACGATTAAAAGCACCTATTTACTACGGCACGACAAACAAGGCGGTATTTAACATTAGTCAAATCCTATGTGACTACGTTGGAACGGATTGGGATTTTGAAGATACTGAAAGTAAGGATTGCCAAACTCAAAGGTTTGGCTATCAAGTTGCATTTGGTTACGAATATAGCACAGGCACGACTTCGCCAATTGTTCCCGTTAGTGGAGATACTACTATTTCAAGTAGAAGCGTGTTTAACGCAGTATTAGATCCGTTTGAGTGGTTGGATTATAACCAAGCAGACTATTTAATGGCTTCGGGTTCAACTGCAAATTTCCTAACTAACAATTTAAACAAACGTATTCACATTGACCAAAAAGAATGGCTTTACGCTTTACACGGCAGTAGTATTGCTAATTTGGATGTTAGTTTTAATCCAAGTGGTAGCACTACTATTAGCGCAAAGAGTGGCACAATTTGTCGTTTCCCAATTGGAGCGAATATTCCGAGTGGTATTCCAGTAGGTACAAAGTCATACACCATCACGCCAAAGAATAGCGGAGGCGTTGCCGTTGGTAGTGCGTACACGATTACTATTGATGACCGTTGCAGTAAATATCCAAGCATTGATTTATTCTTTGTCAATCGGTTAGGTGCTGTTGAATCATTTAGATTTGATATGATCCACACGAAGACGCATAACGTGGAGCGTAAAACGTACCGCAAAAACCCGTATAGTTTAAATGTAAACACGTACAACTATTCAAAGCAAGGGCATACGCTTTCTAATTACCTAAACGAAACACGTGAGCGGTTAGTTTTAAATTCTAATTTCATCACAGAAGAAGAAGCGGAGTGGTTACGTGAATTAGTGAGCAGTCCGAAAGTATGGATGTACGATGGGCAAATAAAAGGGGTTACTATCGTGACAAATCAATACGAAGAAAAACAACACGTGAAAGATAAAGTGTTTAACTTGACATTAGAAGTGGAAGTTAGTTATTATGATGTAAGAAGATGATAGAGATAATAGTAAATAATCAGGCGTTAGAATTTGATGAAATCGACCTGCAAATTACCAAGTCAATAGCAGATATACGTGAGCCACAACAACGACAAAGCGAATGGAGTAAAACAATAACTATACCGGGCACACCAAACAACAACAAACTATTTAACCATATATTTGATGTAAACAAGTCAATCACGCAATTTCAGTACAACCCGAATAAGAAAGCCAGTTGTTTATTATTGGTTGATGGTGCAGTACACTTGCAGGGATTTATTCGTTTAACGGATATTGTTGCAAACGATGAGCAGATTTCGTATAACATAACTATCCACGGGCAGTTATCGGATTTGTTCAATGACATTAAGAATTTAAAGTTATCGGATCTCGATTTCAGCGAATACAACCACACGTTAAACCGTGATAATGTTATTAATAGTTGGGATACTTCAATTATTGTAAATAGCACTACGACACCTTTTGAATACGGCAAAGGGTACGTTTACGCACAGATAGCACCGAAACGAGCAACGCAAAATTCAAATATTAGATATTGGAGGGTTGATGATCATATACCGTGCCTTTACGCAAAGACTATTGTAGATAAGATATTCAGCAATGTAGGTTACACCTATACAAGTGATTCATTTTTCAATTCGGATAGGTTCAAACGCTTAATAATCCCTTACACTAATTTAGGATTCCAAGCGGACGAAACAACGCAGAACACACGCTTATTCCAAGCGCAAGTGAGCGGAGCAACAACCTTAAACGCTGGAGATATTATACCCACTTCAAACGATAGCACGGGGGGCAACTTTGACAATGGGGGTAACTTCAATAATAGCACCTACAAATACACCGCCCCAGCATCAGGGAACTTTATGTTCTTCGTTGCTTTAAGTGGTTCGTTTAATTTGCCGTCCGTTCCTGATTATGAAGTTGCATTGGCGGATTTTGCTATTTATGTGAACGGGGTTAAAAGCGTCTTAATCAGTTTTGAAAGCGTTGTTTTATCCAACGTTGCTACGTTTTTGGAAACTCGTGGAAGTTCGCTCAATGTACTTGCAGGGGATGAGGTAGAAATAAGATTTGAAAAAGGTACGCACATTGATTCAAGTAACTTTTTAAACGATATTCCAAGCATTAACATAACTACCGACACATATATATTCAACAAAGTATCTGCAAATCAATACTTTTACAACAACATTATCAACTTTGAGGCATTCTTTGCAGGTAGCGAATACACTCAAAGCGAACTATTGAGCAACTTCGTTAAGATGTTCAATTTGTATGTAGAGGACAACGGAAGTAAAGAGTTAAGATTCGTTACCCGTGATGAGTTCTACAACGGTAGTACATTGGATTGGAGCGAAAAATTAGACTACGACCAACCACAGACAATTATACCAATGGGCGATTTGCAATCTAACCCGTATATTTTCACGTTTAAAGATGGTAAGGATACCACAAACACAGAGTACAAAGAAACGTACAACAGAACGTATGGAGATAGGGTTGTAAGGATTGACAATGACTTCGTAAAGAGTGAGAAAAAGATAGAAGTTAGTTTTGTGCCAACGCCAATTAGACAATTACAAGATAAGATTTATAGCGTAATTGAAAGCACAACGGGCGAATTAAGAGTATTGTATTTCGGTGGTGTGCAGTCAACAAGCGCATACAAAGTTTACGAAACAACGACTACAAGCGTAACACCTATTACCGAGTACCCTTTGACCTTGCACATAGATAGCGTTACCAATATGCAGTTTGATTTGAACTTCGGTGCGCCTTTGTCTATTGATGTAGAGTTGAATTTGGAGTATAGCAATCAGAATTTAGTTAATCAATACTATTACAAAATGATTAGCGAGATTGCCGACAAGGACGCTAAATTGTTTAGAGGATTTTTCCGCATTACTAAAAAAGATTGGTTAACGCTTAAATTCAGCAATCAGTATTTCTTTGAGAATAACTACTGGAAACTTCAAAGCATTTCAAACTACAACCC